TCTTCCAAGCGCCGTTCATCGCGGAGCGACGAGGCCCCGCGTTCTTCTCTCGGCTCCGGCTGGGACGCCTACAAGGAGAACAAGGCCAAGACGTCCAAGTTCAACACCGAGGACCAGTTCAAGGTCCCGCTGTCTCCGAAGGAGGACAAGGCGCTCATTCTCTTCCTGGAAGAAAAGCCCTTCGCCACCTACAATGAGCACGGCGTCGGCCAGGGCAAGGGCTACCGCGCCTACGTCTGCCTCTCCGACGACTGCCCGTTCTGTGAGCTTGGTGACTCGCCGCAGTACCGCGCCGTCTTTAACGTCGTGGTCTTCGACCGGAAGGGCAACGCTTCAGTCAAGTACTGGACCGCTACCCCCGCTCCGCTGGACGAGATCGAGGAGCAGGCCTTTGACGAGTTCAATGGCCCGCTGAACAAGCCCGGCAATTACTACGTGGCCTACAAGAAGGAGCAGACGAACGGCTTCAACAAGTTCTTCCTGAACCTCGTGACCGAGGACCAGGTTCGCGAGGTCTACAAGTTCGACCCGCTGTCCGACGACGAGATCGATGACCTCGCTAAGGACACCTTCGAGGCCAAGGACGTCGTGCGGGTTAAGACCCGGCGCGAACTCCGTGAGGCCGTCCAAAAGGACGACGAGGACTAATGGCCGGGCTAGAACTCTCCCGTCTCACGACTGGTGACCTCCAAGACCTGGCTGATGCTATTGAGTCTGCGGTGGAGCACGACATCTCGGAATTCAATTTCCTGGTCAAGAGGTTCACCGAGCAGTCTGGAGAGCTGATAGTTATAGGCATCGTCCGGGTCCAGTACGACGGCGCGGAGTCCCAGCACTACATCAAGCTGGCCTGATGGAGTACACATTCCCCTACTTCGAGCGGGCCCCTGACGGAGGCCAGGTGGCCCGTGAGATCACGGTCGAAGCCGAGAACGACGAAGAGGCCGTGGAACTCGCAACAGCGGAATTCCATCGCCGGACAGGCTAGGAGGAGCCATTACCGGGAACATTGTACTGACCACCGAGCATCTTCGCTCGGTGGTCAGGCATTTCCAGAAGCAACCCGCCTTTGCGTTCGACGTGGAGACCGTGGGCGCGCACCGGGGGGTCCCGGCGCTGAACACCGTGACCTGGCTCAGCATGGCGACGCACGGCATGACGGTGGTCATTCCCTTCGGGCACCCGCTCGGCAGCAAGGTCATAGGGACAACAAAGGAACCGCGCGCCGATAAGAACGGCAAGATCAGGTTCTTCTCCGTTCCCGTTTATGACGACCCACCCCCCCAGCTTTCCATCGGTGAGGCAGTGGCTATCCTGAAGCCGCTGTTCTTTAACCCGAAGATCACTAAGATCTGCCACGAGGCGACGTTCGACGTCGGCTCGATGACAAAGTACTTCGACGGCGAGATCATGCCGGGCCCGTTCGATGACACCAAGGTCATCATGCGGCTGCTGGACGAGAACACCGCGCAGAAGGACAACGGACTCAAGGCCTGGACCAAGCGGACGTTCGGCGTGGAGTACGACCATGAGAACGTGGGTAAGTGCGTCGAGATTCACCCGTTCAATAAGGTCGCGCACTACAGCTACATGGACGCGCTGTACACCTGGCTGCTCTGGCTGCAGAAGCACCCGAAGATAGCCCGTGAGGGGCTCACAGAGGCCCACCAGGTCGACGTAGACCTTATCCCGGTACTGACAGACATGCGCCTTAACGGTGCCCACATGGACGTCCCCAGCCTTCTGAGCACCCAGAAGGAAATGGGCGAGCGCATGGTAATCCAGGAGGCGGACTGCTACCGCACGGCCGGTCAGGAATTCAACCTGAACTCACCACCGCAGAAGCAGAAGATCCTGTTCGGCCCGAAGGAAGAAGGAGGACAGGCCCTCAAGCCGTGGAAGCAGACGGACAGCGGCGGATGGTCGACGGACGCGGACGTCCTGGCGAGCTACCCGGGCAACCCGGTGTGCAAGGCCCTGCTAGCCTATGCTGACACGCACAAGCTCCTCAGCACCTACATCAATTCGTGGCTGGGCGAGCCGGGGAATCCAAAGAAGCCCTGCCTGATTGTCGACGGCTACCTTTACACCGAATTTCAGCAGCACGGCACGGTCACCGGCCGGTTCAGCGGACGCGCGCCGAACCTCCAGAACATCCCGCGCCCCGACAAGCCGTACGGCAAGCTTATCCGTGGCGCGTTCGACTCCCTGCCCGGGTGGAAGCTCGTGGTCTCCGACTACGGGCAGATTGAGCTTGTGATCCTGGCCCACATGCTAGGCAAGGGCAAGCTTTACGACGGGTTCATGCACGGCGTCGACCCCCACATCGCACACGCGGCCGGTGTCTTGCACAAGAAGCCGTTCATCACTAAGGACGGTGGCAAGGACGGTGGCATTACCCCGGCCGAGCGCCAGAAGTACGGCAAGACCCTAGGCTTCACGATCGTAAACGGCGCGGGATGGAAGACGATCGCGGAGACGGCCGGTGTCTCGGGCAAGGAAGCTAAGAAGATCCAGGCGGACTACGACACCGAGTTCCCCGAGACCGAGCGGCTCAAGGTCAAGCTGATCAGGCAGGCGATGTCTGTCTCCGGCGTCCCTTACATCCGGACTCCTATTCTCGGCCGGAAGCGCAGGCTGCGCGGGCTGTTCTCAGACGACTACGGGACGCGTGGGTACAATGAGCGGCAACTGTTCAACACCATGATCCAGGGTGGCGCGGCTGAGCTTATGAAGCTCTCCCTGATCCGTGTCTACTGGGCCCTGAAAAAGCATGTACCTGAAGCCCGGCTTAGCCTGACGGTGCACGATGAAATGGTCATCATGTGCCCGGAGCACCTGGCCGAGAAGGTCCGGCAGATAGTTATCTGGTCCATGACTGGCGGGGGAATGCAGGATCGCGTCAAGGTACCCTTGAACGTTGACTGTAAAATCGTTGACCGTTGGGCGGCTGCCAAATAGTGGACCTCAAAGTGATAGGCTTGCGGCGATAGGAGACCAATGGCAAACGACATGGAACAACCAATTGACCTTGAGCCGCTGCTGAAGTCGCGGCTCGCATGGGACCTGCTCCCGCACGATCAGATGCGCGAGTGGATGGAGAAGCTCGGCCTGACGCCCCCGAACAAGGACGTCGAGGCAATGGAGCACCGGGAAGCCCACGGGAGGGCTAACCTGGTCCGTCCTATTTCCCGGCTGGTTGACGCGTACGTCGCCCAGATCTCGGAAATTCAGGCCGCGTACCTGGGTGAGCATTCCGAGGCCAGCGAGGAACAGCTTGAGGCATTCACTGAGGACGCCTTCCTGCTTGGCCGGGCATCCACGCTCGCGGTACTCGTGGAGTTCCTGGCCGATGGAATTCTGGTTTACGGACCGGAGCTTGTGCAGGGGATAATCGAAATTCAGGAAGAAGAGGAAGAGGACGAGGACTGATGGCGACCTTCTGGGACCGGGCACTAGGGAACCCGGCAGCCCCTCGTGTTACCCCGGCGCAGCAGCCGGGCTGGGTTGCCCCTCAGCAGCCCCAGATGCCCCCTCAGGGGTACCCGCAGCAGCAGGGGTACCCACAGCAGGGGTATACCCCCCAGGCCCCTCAGCAGCCGGGCAGTGGACTCCCGCCGCAATTCCAGGGACTGGCCCTTCAGCCGTCACGTAATAGCCAGCAGGATCAGCAGGCCGGGTACGTCGCCGCGACCCAGGGGTACATCCGGAAGCCGCCGGAGTGGGTCAAGAACCAGTCATCTGAACGCTGCCCGGAGTGCAATGGCGTTAACTTCGCGCGCCATGGTGACAGCGAGGGCAGCTACGGGAAGCTCCGCAGGACTAAGGTCGGCGCGGTTGAGTTCGGGCACTGCTTTGACTGCGGGTACACCATGAACGGTGGGAACCCAATGAGCGATGCCCAGATCGGGAACGCTCACTCCAAGGGCATCACGAACAACACCGGCATGATAAAAGCCACGCGGCAGCCGCATGGCATGAGGAACTTCTTCGAGATCAAAGTTGGATGACCCCCGCCCAGCTACGGGACCTAGCTGGCATCAAGGGACTACACAAGCTCAGTGAGCACACGACCACTGTGGTATTCCCGAATGGTGCAGCGCGTCCCGCAACGCCCCTAGAGATTCGCCTCTGGCAGATTTTGACGCGCCTGTCACAAGAGAACTAAACTGTGCTCAGACGTAGGAGGACTTATGCCCCTGAGCCCAGAAGTCATCGCCTGGATGGCGCAGTTAAACAAGTCGATCGGACCGGACACGATTGTCCGCGCGTCGGACATCGTGGTGGCCAAGCGCTTCCCGTCCGGCAGCCTCGCGCTTGACGTCGCACTCGGCGGCGGATGGCCTGGCAACCAGGCCGTGGAAGTCGTTGGCAACGAGTCCAGCGGGAAGACGTACACCGTACTGAAGACAATCGCGGCGAACCAGAAGCTCGACCCCGAATTCACGACCTTCTGGGTCGCCGCCGAGCACTACTCCCCCGATCAGGCCGCCGCCCTTGGCGTCGATAACGAGCGGGTCGTCGTCGCTCCCGCCGCGCAGCAGGCCGAGGTCGGGCTGGACCTCATGCTGGACGCCCTGGAATCCAAGCTCTACGACTGCGTGGTACTCGATTCATTCCCCGCCCTCATTCCAAAGGAAGAGGACGAGAAGGCGATGAACGAGGCGGTCATGGCGACCGGCGCGAAGCTGTTCAATAAGTTCTGGCGGAAGTACGGCACCGCCTCGCACCGGAACAGCGACGGTACCGAGCGCCCCTACCTCCTGATCGTGATAAACCAGTTCCGAGACAAGATCGGCGGATTCCAGAAGTTCGGCGTCCCGCAGACGACACCCGGAGGACACGGAAAGGACTACGCGTTCTACACCCGGGTCAAGGTCGCACGCGATGAATGGATCACGGAGAAGCGCCCAGGTCTCCCGGACCCCGTTGTCGTCGGCCAGGTCATGGCCTACAAGACGACCAAGAACAAGTCCGCCGCGCCGCAGCAGACCGCTAAGGTTCGCGCGTACACCCGGAACGCTCCTTTCCTCGGATTCCACCGGGGGGACTACGACCTAGGCTCCGATTACGTCGACATGGGCATTCTCTTCGGCGTCGTCCAGCTAAAGGGCTCGTGGCTGAATTACGACGGACAGCAGTGGCAGGGCAAGGACGCCATGAAGGACTCCGTTCGCGAGGACGTCGATCTTCAGGTTAAGCTCGCGGCTGAGGTTCTGGAAGTCGCCGCCGACCCGCGCAAGGCCGACGCAATCCTACAACAGGCCGTCGAGGAAGCTCCACGGCGCAAGAGGGGACGTTCAGCATGACGCTCATCGCAGGAGCCGTCACATCAGACGGGCACGTATGGCTTTCCGGAGACCGTGCCGCCCTTTCGCCGGAGGAACTGATCGCGGACGTGATCAAGCAGCCGAAGGTATTCCAGAACGGCGAGTTCCTTATCGGCGGTAGCGAGTCTTTCAGGATGCTGCAGGTACTCCGGTACCAGCTAGAGCCACCCTTCCTCACGGACCTGGGCCTTTCAAACGGGGACCCCATGGGCTACATGGTCGAGGAGTTCGTCCCGGAGGTCCGCGAGCTTCTCACCAAGAACGGGTTCAACGAGACTGGTGAAGAGGCCGCTCCCCCCGGCAATATCATGGTCGGAATTCGCGGCCACCTCTACGTCATCCAGGGTGACTACGCGGTCATGGAGTCTACTGACCCGTTCGACGCCATCGGATTCGGCAAGACGGCATTCATGGGTGCAATGCACGCGCTGCGCATAGCTCAGCCGAAGCTCGCGATCCACCATCAGCTTTCGGTAGCGATGGATTGCGCCGAGCGCGTGACCTTCGCCGTCAAGGGCCCGTTCGATCTCCTGGGCATCTGATGGACGCGCGAATTCGCCGGAGCAGGAAGCAGGAACGCGACGGGGCGAAGCGCTACGGCGGGACGGTGAACAGCCAGTCCGGGGCCGGTGACATTCGCAAGAACGACGTCCGAACCGATACCGAGAGCATCGAATTCAAGGGGACGTCGAACACCGGCTACCGGCTGACCCTGGCGGATCTCTGTACTGCCTGGCGACACGCCCTGATGGACGGGCGCAATGTGATCTTCGGGATCGAGTTCTTCCGAACCGACAAGTTCTTCGGGGTGCCAACGCGCTGGGTAATCCAGCCAGAGGACGATTACCTCGCCATGAAGGAGCGCATTCAGGCGCTTGAGGCCCAACTACGTTTCTACGAGGACTGACCAATGGTCCTCCACTTGAGGCAACCCGCGCCGGACCAGTGGCGCAATTCAAAGTGCCTTGGAAAGGTATTTGACGACAAGGGGAATTACCAGGAGGAGCTTGACCCGTTCTTCACTCCCGACCGGGAAGAGGAAGCGGTCGATTTCTGCCGTGGTGCGGACGGCAAGCCCGTGTGTCCCCTTATCGAGCAGTGCCTTATCTTCGCCCTCGTGAATAACGAGAAGCACGGCACCTGGGGTGGTCACGGGGAGATCGACCGGAAAGCCATCAGAAAGAAATGGCCCCTTCGTCGCGGTAAGAATCCCCGGCCCGAGTGGAAGCTATTCGAGCCAGGAGAGCCCGCTTCATGGTACGCGGAAGAGGATCTGGGGGACGATGACTAAGCCAACCGGGAAGTTCGCCGCCCTCGCCTCTGCAAAGAGGTCAGGGGGGGTCCTGCTCCCCGAGCTGCAGAAAGTGGCTCTCGCGTCGGCCGGTGGAGGGCACCCCGGAGGGAATGACCACATTCACCCGTCCGAGATGTCAAAGGACGACTGGTGCCCCCGAGCGACCTATTACCGGCTGAAGACCGGAAAGGTCTTTGACGACAAGTTCTCGTTCATCCTTGAGAACATCTTTGACGAGGGTAATGAGATTCACGCCAAATGGCAGCGGAGGATGCGGGAGACTAAGAAGCTCTGGGGGTCCTGGAAGTGCCTGAACTGCAAGCAGTGGCGGCACCAGTGCTGGGAGCCGGGTCCCGCTGACGGCGGCATGTGCTACGACAAGATCATCCACCACTGGGAGTACATGGAGGTCCCGCTCGAAGACAAGGAGTCACTGATCTGGGGCCACGAGGACGGGGCCATGGTCACACATGGCCTTGCACCGGAAGTTCTGGCAGACGGCTATATGGTCGAGATCAAGTCTATAGGACTTGGCACGGTGCGAATTGACGCGGCCGACCAGCTCAAGAAGTACTACGTGGAGACGACGGACGGTGCCCGGATCTACAACCTGGACAAGTTCTATAAGGACCTGAAGCGCCCGTTCCTGAGCCACGTCAAGCAGGCGAACATCTACCTTTACCTGGCCGAGCGCATGGGCCTGCCGTTCAAGGAGGTCCGCTTCCTGTACGAGTTCAAGGCGAACCAGCAGGTCAAGGAGTTCGTCATCAAAAAGTCGGACAGCATCCTGAAGCCCCTTTTGACGCAGGCCCGTGCGGTGGTCTACGCTCTGGAGTGTGGGAAGCCCCCGGAGTGCCCCCACGAGGATGACCAGGGCCAGCGGGGATGCAAGCAGTGCCGTAAGTACGAGGAGGACGCGGGTGGGCGAGTACCGGCTCCACGAGCTTCAGACCAAGGCGATCTACCAGCTCATGATCGAGAAGGGCTGGCAGCTCCGCGACGTCGCAGAAGTTCTCCAGATCCCGATGGAGGTCGCGCGGGAGATAGCCCGGATGTTCACGGGCGACCCGTGGAAGCTGGCCTAGATGCCCCGCCGCAGACTTCCCCCGGACAGCCCGGAGCGCCCTCAGGAGACGCTGTACCGGGGCGAGGGAGCAAACGTCGCCGCCCGGCGTCTGGGGATGCAGGGGATCAACCTGGACCAGTGGGCGAAGCACCCGTCCGACGAGCCCCCCGACGTACCACGGGACGTGACGGAACTGCGCGACCGCGAGCTGATGAATCTCTACCAGGAGATACAGCGGTGGGTGAAGTACCTGGCCCTGCAACTGGCAGCGGCCGAAGTGGACGAGTCCTACGCCGAAAGAGCAGTCACCCGGACTGAGGCTCTGAAAGGCTATGACTTCCGTAAGGTAGACGCGAAGACACGGGCGAACGAGGACCCGGAGTACCTGGACGTCAAGAACGCGCAGTTGTCCGCCTACGGATACCGGAAGATGATCGCGGCACTGTACGCGAACGTCGACCGGGACTCATTCCAACTGTCTAGGGAACTCACGCGGAGGAGCGCGCGTTCAGACAGGGACCATCGAGGAGAAAGGCATTCGAGCTGATGCACCCGGTTACCGAGCGCGTGCTAAAGATCATGTGGCAGCTAGAGAGCGCCATGGTGGAGGACCCAGATTTCGCCCTCATGCTCTCGTTCCAGGAGGCCCGGGAGCTGTACTATGACCTGAATCAGTACCACAACATGGAGGTCTGGACGTACGTTCCGGTCAGCCTGGGCCTTGGCCTGGAGAAGTCGCGCAGGAACCTCCCCGGCCGACTGGACGCACCCCCGTACCCGAACGGCAAGCGAGTCATGTGGGCCCAGTGCGACGGTCTCAAAATCGGCATAAAAGGGACCGAGGACGCCTAGTTTGCGCAGGGGCAGCTACCGAACTAGACTGAGGCTGCAACGTCATAGAAGCCCGGACATCTAGGAGGATGCTCATGAAGAAGACCATGCCGCGCGGACTTGAGCTTGCGCTCGTCATCGCGCTCGTCTACCCCGTCGACAGGCTGTACGCCCACTTCCTGTTCCCGTACGTCGCGCACTGGCCCTTCCTGGCCCAGCCCGTGCTGTTCCTTGGGGTACTTCTGAGCTTCCTGGTCCTGATTTACGTCCCCGGCGTTAAGAAGATTTACGAGCGTAGGAGGAATGCCTGATGTTCGCACCGACCACGTATAACAACAAGCTCATTACCTGGGTCTACAACGTCGCAAAACTGACGCAGCCCGATCAGGTTCTCTGGCTGGACGGCAGCGACGCCGAGTACCAGCGGCTTATCAAGACGCTTACTGCCGCCGGTACACTTCAGCCGTTGAACCAGCGTCTGCGCCCGAACAGCTACCTCGCCCGGAGCGACCCCAAGGACGTCGCCCGCGTCGAGTCCCGGACCTTCATCTGCTCGAAGGAAGAGAAGGACGCCGGGCCGACGAATAACTGGCACGACCCGGACGAGATGCGCGAGATCTTGCGTGACCGGTTCGAGGGATCGATGCGCGGCCGGACAATGTACGTCGTACCGTTCAGCATGGGCCCGGTCGGCGGCCCGATCAGCCAGGTCGGCGTGGAGCTTACCGACTCGGCGTACGTCGCCCTCTCCATGCACGTCATGACCCGTGTGGGCCAGGGCGCGCTTGACGTGCTCGGTAACGACGGGGAGTTCGTACCGGCCGTGCACAGCGTCGGCTACCCGTTGCGTGATATCTGGACTGACCGCAGGCCGGATATCCCGTGGCCGTGCAACGAGGACAAGTACATCGTGCACTTCCCGGAGACGCGCGAGATCTGGTCCTACGGCTCTGGCTATGGCGGGAACGCCCTTCTCGGCAAGAAGTGCTACGCGCTGAGGATCGCGTCCGTCCAGGCCCGGGATAACGGCTGGATGGCCGAGCACATGATGATCCTCAAGGTCACCCCGCCGCCGGTAAAGGGCATTGACAGCCCTGACGGCCTGCTGACCGAATGGACCCAGCCGGAGCCGATCTACGTCGCCGGGGCATTTCCTTCGGCCTGCGGCAAGACGAACCTAGCCATGATAGAGACTCCGGCCGACCTTCCCGGGTGGAAGTTCGAGACCATCGGGGACGACATCGCCTGGATGAAGCCCGGCGCGGACGGACAGCTCTACGGCATTAACCCGGAATTCGGATTCTTCGGAGTCGCCCCCGGGACGAACTACAAGACGAACCCGAATGCAATGCGCGCGATGGAGAAGGACACCATCTTCACGAACGTCGCATTGACTGACGACGGGGACGTCTGGTGGGAGGGCATAGACGGCCCGCACCCCGCGCACCTGGTCGACTGGCAGGGCCGGGACATCTACTGGCGCGCGGCGAAGAAGTCCTACGTCCTTATGGACGCAGACATCACGCCGGTAAAGGCGGCGCACCCGAACAGCCGGTTCACCAGCCCCACCCGTAACGCCCCCAGCCTGGCCCAGGAGTACTCAAACGCTCCGGAGGGTGTTCCTATCTCGGCTATCTTGTTCGGCGGGCGTAGGCCCTCTCTGGTCCCCCTGGTGACCGAATCAAAGTCCTGGGCCCACGGCGTCTACATGGGCGCGACCATCGCGTCCGAGCAGACCGCTGCGGCTGAGGGCACGGTCGGGGAGCTTCGCCGGGACCCGATGGCGATGAAGCCCTTCATCGGCTACAACGTCGCTGACTACTGGCAGCACTGGCTGGACATGGAGACCATCATCGGGGAGTCGAACCTCCCGGTTATCTACCGGGTGAACTGGTTCCGCCAGGAGGACGGCGAATTCCTCTGGCCAGGATTCACGCAGAACGCGCACGTTCTCAAGTGGGTCTATGAGCGGGTCACCGGAAAGACTCACGCGCTGGTCACTCCGCTCGGACTGACTCCCCTTCCCGCGCAGATCCCGCAGGCCGACGAGCGTCTGTTCAAGGTCGACGTTCAGGGCTGGTTCAAGGAGCACGAGCTTTCCGGGGAGTACCTCCGGAAGATGAATGCCCCTAAGGCCCTCCAGCGGGTCCTTACGGACGACGACGCGTCCCTGGTCGCGCTCGCGCTGCACGAGGACTAATTATGAGCACTGCCGATCGGGAGATATTCCGGTACACGGAGAGAATCCGTACCGAGTACACCCAGCGCGCCGAATTGCGCGACCCGCAGTTCGCCGCCGAGTGGGCCCGGCTCCGGAAGCTCCTGGTCGCCGTGGACGAGGCCATGATGCTCCAGAACATCCCGGAGCTTACCCGCGCCAAGGTGATCAGGACGGTGCTGCTAGGCTCGCCCGACGAGATCGAGGCCACCGAACGAATTCGGCGGCGCGAGGAGGATATCGAACGGCAGCTAAAGGAAACCAGGACCCTCCCTCCTTTTGACCTGCCAACCCTGCCTAAGGTACCGTGGGGACGCGGCACCACCGGCAGATTCTGGTGAAGAAGAGGACGACCGGAATTCCCAAGCGGGTATTCATCTTCGAGGATGATACTCCCGAAGTAAAGCGCTCCAAGCGCTACATGAACGTAATAATCGCACTGCGAAGGGAAGCCAATCATGGGATCATGGCGTGGAGTAGGACCGTGGATGTCCCCGGAGAATGAGGACCGGGCCCGGGAGATCGAGGAGACCATGAGGGATCGCTCCCATTACGCCGGGCACAATGACGGCAGCGACGACGCGGACGAGATCCATTACCCGGAGAATTTGCCCCCGGCCCAGCACGTGCATACCCCCCATCACGGTCCGACAGATAAAGTCTGTCACCCGACCGTCTCAGAGCAGATCGCCAGCGCGACCATTCCGACGAGTCAGGAGGACGACGGCACGCTCCGGACCTTCGCGTCCGGCGCGACCCGCGACACCTCGGACGGCAAGCCCGAGCACTGGGGCTTCAGCTCGGCCCTGGTGGAGAAGCGCTACGGGGAGTACATGCACTCGAAGCGCATTCAGACGGACGGGAAGCTCCGGGACTCGAATAACTGGAAGAAAGGCATTCCACAGTGGGCCTACTTCCATTCGCTTTCACGGCACACCAGTGACCTCAAGCTGATCGCTGAGGGCTTCCCCGGCGAGGCCAATGAGCCGGATATGGAAGTCGTTCTCTGCGCGATGCTGTTCAACGTTCAGGGCCTGCTCCACGAGGTTCTGAAGGAGAACATGGTTCACGGGAACCCGGCAAAGGGTGAGCGCAAGTGACCGCCATCGCCCTGGCGACCTGGGCCACCCCTGACCTGGCCGAGGTGCTCCGGGAGATCGTGCGCGAGCGCAATGCCCAGGACACGAAGTTCGGCATTCAGGAATGGCGGGACGGCACGGGCCCGTTGATCCGGCCCCTGTACCTGACCGACGTGAACCTGGATCTCCGTTCCGGTACTGAGCTTGCGGTTATCTTCCGCGAGAAGTGCAAGACCAAGTACGCGGGCGGGACCCTGACCTGGCGGGATATCCTCCTTGAGGAGATCTTCGAGGCCCTGGCCGAAGAGGACCCCGAGAAGCTCCGCGCCGAGCTTATCCAGGTCGCTGCGGTCGCAGTCGCCCAGGTCGAGGCTATTGACCGGAGACCTAAATGAGTTGCATAGCCCGGGTTGAGCATCTCCGGCAATGCGGAGCAGAGGACTTGAAGGACGAGTTCTACTGCTCGAAGCACCATGTCAAGAACCTGTACCTCATTCGCACTTACGGGATAAACTTGCTCAGCGCCGAGCAGCTTCTGGACCGGCAGGGATGGCAGTGTCCTATTACCGGTGACGTACTTACGGAAGGGCACTGGGTAGTTGACCATTCTCACCGGAAAAAGAAGGTACGTGGGATAACTACCCGGTACGCTAACCACCGGCTGATTGGTCGTCATGAGGATTGGGTCCTTGTCCAGCACATCGCAGACTACCTGCGTGACCCTCCGGCCTACCATCTGATGCCTGACCAGAAGGTTCCGGTAAAAAAGCGTAAGAAACGGAGCAAGAAGTAAGTAACTGGCCCTCGGTACAACGCCGAGGGCCTTTTGTGTATCCTGGAGGAGGGTAATTCTAACTTCTGGAGCACTATATGGAGCGTAATGAAGGGCTAGTCCTGCGGGTCGGCCGGGCAACACCGGTACCGGACCTTGCTAGCGCGATATCACACGGCGTATATGACGGCAAGCAGGTAACCCTGCGCTGTATCGGCCCACAGCCTATCTCCCAGGCGATTAAGGCGCTCGCGGTCGCACGTGGCTACGTCGCCCCGCGCGGAATTGACCTCGCCCTGGTCCCTGGATTCATAAACGTCGAGATGCCAGAGGGCGTCGTAACAGGTCTGGCCCTCCGCGTCGTCGTACTGTAATTGCCTGTTCTCCGGCTAGAATGGGTAGTGCATGCAGCTAGGAGATCATCATGATGGACAACACCGGTAACGGCGGATTCGGGGGCCAGCCTCAGCCGCCTCCGTTCCAGAGCCGAGGCCAGGCTTTTGGCGAGGGAATGGTCGGCGGCCAGGTCACTGCGCCACCGTCAATGCTTGAGGCCGCCGCGCGGTATAACGCTGCGGTCCCCCGTGCGTACCATCCCAGCGGCTCAATGAACGGCATGAGCCAGGGTCAGTACCAGAACACCCTAGGCGGCCAGTTCAGTAACCCGAACGGGATTGCCCAGGACTACTACCAGACCAAGCGCTATTTCCAGGGGCAGCAATGAGCACTAAGCGATTCAGCAACCCGGATGGCGTGAACGCTCCGGAATTCGGGAACTGGACTATCCAGGAGACCGGTGCGAACCCCGGTCACGTCGCGGGCGGCGCGGTCTTTAACACCTACGCCCCCGACCATACCCACACCCCGGCCAATGTCCCCGGCTGGACCGTCCAGAGCCCGATGACCGGCTCGGACCAGAACCTCACCGAGCACAATGGAGTCCACCATGGGTGACCCGATCAAGACCGACTTCCCGGCGATGGGCCTTAACGGCATTCCCGAGTCGGTTATCAACATGTCCGGCGAGCGGTCCCCGTACACCACGGCCCGCCCGAACTCCGGTCCGTCCGGCGACTCGATTGACGGCGTTAAGGGTGCCCCGGCGGCGCACACGCTCGTGAACGCGGAAGTCCTCGGCCCGGTTTGCGCGCCGCAGACCACGCTGTTCTACCCGAACGCGGCGGACCACGAGAAGACCGGCCGGAACGTAAAGCTACTGCCGAGCAAGTCGGGTGTCTCCGACTTCTGGGAGAAGCGTGCCCAGGGTGACGTCCTCCAGTAACCAGCAGCAGAATGTCGGCGCGTCGCGGAATGAGAGTTTCTACGACGCGCTCGACACTACGCGCTCCGCTTTCCTGAATGCCGGTCGCACCATTAGCTATGGCCCGCAATCGGCTGGGAGTCCGCATGACGGCGGGTACAATCCCTGGCGAAGCACACGCGAAGACATCACCGACGAGACTCCGGACAGCCCCTCTTCCGACCAGTGGTGACCTATGGTAGACGTTAGTTCACAGATAGTCCAGATGGACGACGATGGTAACACCATTCGTACTGGGCTGGATAAGCAGTCCCGTGGGCACTGGCCGAACACGCCCGGCGGGCGGCGCAGGCAGCGCATTGAAGACGTGCGAACCCACATGCCGCCGGTATATAACAAGAACGGCGAAGAGAGTTTCGGACGCAGCCGCAGGCGATTTGAGGGTGCAGTAGCCCGCTCGTCTATGCCCGCTGAGGATCTTGACGCGATTAACCAGGTCCACCTGACCCGGGCTAATCAGTCGACTCTCGCGGAGTACGAAATCCGTACGCGGAACATGAATATCCCGACGTACAAGAACCAGAGCCTGAAGCGGGATAATGACTCGGATAAGACCCTGCTCGCACACTCCATTATCCACGAGACAGGCCACGGCGTCGACCGGAACCTTAACCCGGAGCAGTTCTTCCCGCTCGCTGACAAGCGGCGATCTGGCAGGCGCGAGGCGGTCGCGGAGAATTACGCCGGTAAGCACACGCGTGGTTACGGCGGGGACAGCGCAGACTACTCCACTTATGACGCCGCTGTGGACTACCACGGTCGCCGTACGGGCGGATACGGTCCGATAAAGAAGCAGTTCGGGGCGAATGGAGTCGCGACCTACAAGGGATTCCGCCAGCTCGGAATGACGCCGCACGACGAGGCCCCTTCGGATGAAGTGGTAAATCAGAAGCTATCCGCTCCCTGGTATCCCAAAGTCGACCCAAGGTGGGGGTGAGGGGGGACGATGGACAGCAACGCTAACGCCAATTGGGCTGTTCAAGCGCAACCCTGGAATGGCAGCGCCGGGAAGATCCTCGGTGGCGGTGGCGACCCGGCGGCGGTCGACCTCGGTACGGGCGCAGCCCGGCTGGACAAGATCCGCATGGGAGCGGGACAGCTCCCGGACGCCCAGTACCCGGACGGCTACCTAGGAAACTACCGCAGCAAGCAAGAGGGCAAGCTCCAGCAGCGGATGAACGACCGGAGCTACCAGCGAGGCGTTCACAAGTTCGTCAAGATGACCCCTGACGAGTACCGCTGGCCCTCGGACTTCAACCCTGACGCGGGTATCGTGAACCAGGCCCGGACCGCGCAGGCCATGGGAGACGGCACGATCCAGACCCGGCGGTTTGGTTCGACAGGAGACGTCACCGAGAGGTATCGTGGGTACATGCAGGGCGGCCCGATGGTCACCGACCGAGACATGGCCGATCTCTACCGGAAGTACGGCATTAACGGCGTAACCGGACAGGGGACGGACTCGGTGGACCCAGCACGACGGGCTGTAGTCTCCAAGATGGCACCCGGACTAAGCTGGTGAGGCAATGAGCGCACACATGAACATGAATGGCGAGCAGTTCTCTGGTGCACTCGAATGGCACCAGACGGCGCTTGACCCGCAGGGGCCGCTCCGCTCGAATCTCCGCGTGGATGACACGGTGCGCAGCGTGAAGCGTGACCAGCGCAGTGCCCAGGGGCGCACCGAGAACTACTGCGCGGGCTGCGGGTACCACCAGCCCGTGAACCCGGCTACGTTCAAGTGCCCTACGTGCACCGACAGGGACCACGCCAGCATGGCGGCGCGGATCTAATGCCGTGGCGGCTCCCCGATGGCTTCATCGATGACACGCACACCTGGCAGTCACATAACGACCAGGTAGCCTTTGAAAAGGCATTTGAATCCTCGGACGACGAGGAGCAGAAGATGGCCATGGCTCTCTTTTGCGCCGACCCGTCGACTCCCGAGAAGTTCATTCGCCGGACATTAGTCGACACGCGGCAGACGGATCGTACCGCTCCCTCTTTCCCCCCGGCTACAATAGAAGAGGTATTCGCCCGTAGTCAGGTCCCTACTGGTGACAATGACATGGCACGACAGAGCGGGGCTCACTAATGGCCAAGGCTAACCTGCCGAACAAGGAAACATTCGACTTTCACGTCAAGAACGTCGTGAATTCCGTTCAGTCTGCCACGCCGGAGGAGACAAAGGCTGGCCTCGGCTGGTACCCGGAAGCTCACGCGCAGACGCTCGGCGTCGCGGCGAAGAATCCCGGTCCGATCGAGGACTACGAGAACCCCGGCACGCGGGATAAGTTCGGCGTCGGCGGAAACCAGGTCGGATCAGTCCACCCGGCCATGGCCCGCGCTGCGGGCGAGGTCGCGGCCCTGTCTCCCGCCCGTCCCGCTGGCATGCGCTGGGAGCAGAATGTCCCCGCCGCCGCGCAGCTCCAGAGTGTCACGCCAGAGCAGCGCGGGTCAATCAATGAGGCCCGGACGGCGGCTAAGGCACAGTCGGCAGCTCAGGGGAAGCTAAAGGCGGCCAAGAACAGCGGCCTCGGCGTCGAAGAGGCGCAAGGGAATCTCGACAGGGCAGCGGAAGCATTCAAGGTCCGTTCGGCTTCAGCTCGCGCGCCATTCAAGGGCACCCCGCTTGGGCACGCCGGAGTCCACGCGATCGGCAAGGCCCTGGACATCCAGTCGGGCGACGTCCACCCGTTCACCGCGCTCGGTGAGGTCAAGGAGCGTCACTTCGCTCACGACCTAGCTCGCCCGTATGACGCTCACGAGGCGTTTAACGGCGCGAGCGGGACCATTGACGAGCACATGCGGAATGTCATGGAGGGCCCGGAGCAGCGACACGGATGGAAAGAGGACAGCGCCGGAAGCATCGCCGCCCCGCGCACCGCCCCCGACCCCGGCCAGCTCAGCGGGTACATCTACGGCCGGTCAGTCCTCCATGAGGCGGCCCGCCAGCTCCGCATGCGACCAAACGCAGCCCAGCCCGTTTCCTGGGTCCATGAAAAGGCAAGTAAGCCGCGCCTGGGTAACCGGGGCACTAAGTAGGAGTTCGAATGGGACGTCCAGTCAGCCGGTCAGTGAACCGGGAGCTAGCGCAGGGCCTGACCGATGGCAGCTACAAGCAGATCGTGAAGGACCGTGGCGGCATTGTCGAGAGTTCGACATACGAGGCCCGCAAGAACCTCTCTGTTCCGCTCTACGGCATTGTGGAGAAGGAAGAGAAGGAGCTTGGCGACGCCGTTGGCCCGGTGCGTACCCCGTACTGCGTTGACGCGCCGAAGCCGGGCATCCTGGTGACCGACCAGGACCGGTAATGAGTGCGCAAGATAGCCTGAACCAACAGCAGTTTCTGGACTTGTATCACCACACAAGCCCAGAGGCTGCTCAGGCGATCTATGCGACCGGACGCATGAAGAACATCCACAACGATTCTCGTCAGGCAGCATTCTTTACGACCGATCCGGGCAGTGAGTACGCGTCAGCCTTCGGGTCTGGTGTTGTGCATGCACGTGTGCCCGATCATATTGCGGAACTAGATGACGAGTTTCCGTCCGGGGAGCAGCACTACGCGGTGCCCCTGAACAAGCTGAGGCCCGAGCACCTAGTGCGTGATTAGCTTTTGACTTCGGCGCAACGAATGGACTAGCCTGAGGTGCAGGCATAAATGGAGTAACAGAGGGAGAACCATGACCATCGACCGCAAAGTCCAGTACGGGTCAACCGTCACCGCCCTGACCGGGCTGGCGACCTGGCTGCTCGTGACGTACGCGTTCCATGGCAGCATCCCGCCGGACCTCGCGAACGCGCTCCCCGTGCTCATCGCGACGGTCCTCGGCGCGGTCAGCGCTTACTGGACCAAGCACGCGCCGAAGGATCTTGTTCGCGGGGTAGACGTGGTTAAGTCGGACGTCCGTGTGTCTCAGATGGCACTGGGTGTGCTTTCCGCGCACGCACCCACTGCCGTTGGCACTGGCGGGAGTTCCGCGCCGGTCGCCGGTAACTCCGGTTCCTGCGGCGGTTGTGGTGGCGGTGGTGCGGCCCCTTTCCCCCCGATCCCGACCGCCGCAATGCCAGCCCGAACTGAGCCCGCGTCGGAAGTGGAGAAGCTGTAATGGCCGGAAAGCGGGTACGCCTCTTGGTGTGTCCCAAGTGCGAGACCGTCGAGCCCATCGAATGGTGTGCCACGGAGCCCGGGGCGAACCCGGAATGCGGCCACGCTCAGTGCGCCGACCTCCTGCATTACCGGGTTATCCCGCACACCGCCATGCTGGCCGATGGCCGCGTCTACCACAGCAACCTCCTGCTGACCGACGTCGCGCAGGAAGACTGGAACCGGCTTTCCACGCGCAAGGACATCCTGAAGAACTTCACCGCCCCCGGTGATGCGACCCCTTACGGTGCAGAACTATACGCCATCAAGGGGACCTACCAGGAAGACGCCATGACGTGCTGGAAGCAGCACAACCGCACGAAAGACTGCGGTGAATGGCGGCACTCCTCAAAGCGCCTGGTTGACCAGCGTGAGGAGACAAAGGATCTCCGCAAGGAGCTGAACCTGGAGACCCGCTCGAAGCACCGTCCGACCATGACCTACCTCTGTGATTACTGCCCGATGCGGAGCATCAAAGAGGATAAGGTCAACGCAGCCAAGTACGGCTACCACACTTCATAGGAGGACTCGTGGTTACCACCATCATTCTCGCGGCGGTTGCCGCAGCGGCGTTCATCGGCCTGATTGTCGTCGTGCTGTACGTCGACAAGAAGCGCCGGTTCGCTGAGTACGTTCTGGACGAGGTTAACAAGTCCAAGGACGCACTCGCGGGTGAATACCTGAAGGTCGTGGAGAAGTACGAGCGCGTGCAGCACGGGTACGACCAGGGCGTCCTGGAGGGCACGCGGCAGGGCTACGTGAACGTCCGCGCCGCGCTGGCCGACCAGCTATTCTTGGGTGGTGGCCTGAACCCGATCGAGCTGGCGAAGGTGCGCGGTTTCCTCGTGCCCCTGCTCACGGACCTGGGCCAGAACGAGACCAGGATTCTGGACAAGATGAAGGGCAATACTCAGGCGCGCTCGGAATTCGAGAAGCACCTGACCGACACCGACGCCATTAACATGTTCGTCGGGAACAACGCGCCGCAGCGCGCGGTCCCCGTCGAGCGTGAATTCAAGTACACCACCGCCGAGGGACAGACCATCGCGCTCCCCGGTTTCAAGGACACAGAGGAGAACTGACATGGATGTTCCAGAGCTTGGTCATTCGGCCGCACGCGTTCGCCAGGAGAAGGACCAGTTGCCACCGCGTGACGACGAGGCCCCGCTGCCCCCGGCCCCGGAAGTCATTAGCGCCGAGACGGCATTCATCGTCTACCGGCTCGAAGACGGCCAGGTTATCCTGGACGCGAACCTGAATGCCCCCGTCTCCGTCCGCCGGGCCCCCCTGAGCCACGATGTCATCGGAATGGCGCACTGCGTCATCGAGGACATCCGGCTCATGGGCACCATACCGGCTATCGCGAATGCGGCGGCGGAAGAGGTGGTCGCGAAGGTCGAGCAGAAGCAGCAGGAGCAGATGAAGCAGTTCCAGGATCAGCAGATCCTCGCTCAGCTCCAGCAGCAGAACCAAAAGGCTCCCGGCGGGAACGACCGGGTTCAATTCAAAGGGAGGCACGGATGACCAGCGAAGAGATGCGGCTCCAGCGCGCGTTCGAGCGGCTTCAGAAAGCTAACGTCAATGACGTCAGCGCTGAGGTCACGTACGGCCAGGCCTACCAGGTTCTGGTCCACATGGGCCTGCGCCCGCAGATCCGCCGGAAGTACCGGGGCTGATTGTGACCGATCCGAATTTCACTGAGCGGGCGGCATCGGGGCTGCCCGCTCCCAGTACGTCGGCTGGCGCGTCGAGCTATTTCTCCCAGCCTGAGCAGACACTAGACCCGAACCTATTCCACGGTGAGTACATTCGCCCAGAAGTACGGGAGCGCATCCTTACCCCGCTTGAGCACTGGCTGGCCAGTAATCACCTGAATGTGGCCCATGGTGATATTCGCGCGTGGCTGGCTGGCAGCGGTATTACGTACCAGTGGGCGGCGAGCCGTGGCAATGGAGACCTGGACGTCATGGTCTCATTTGACGTCACCACATTCGAGCAGAAGAATCCGGCGTGGCGCGGGTGGAGTGAGGTCGACCTTGCAGGCGACCTGAACGACGCCATGAAAGCAGGCCTCTGGCCGTCGACCTCCGCAACCCAGCTCGGTAACCAGCTATACGATATCACGTACTTCTGGAATCCCGGCACTAAGGATGACATCAGGCACATTCACCCGTACGCCGCGTTCGACGTCATCCACGACACTTGGGTAGTACGCCCTCCACGGCTCGGAGAGCGTCCTGGAGACGCGTTCCCTAAATCCTGGTACAACCAGGCGTCACAAGACTCAGAGTCCGCTGAGCGGCTTACTGGGGCCTACAATCACTATTTGTCACGGCTCTCGGCAAGCTCCCCCGGATCATCGGACCACCATAACGCCGGAGCGGCCCTGAATGCCATCGTGGCAGAGGCAGGGAACCTCTTCACTGACCTGCATACTGGCCGCCGCGCCGCGTTCAGCGCGCAGGGGCAGGGCTACGGTGACTACGCGAACTTCCGGTGGCAGCACGGGAAGCTCACGGGCGCGGTCCAGGCCCTGCATGAGATCGCCCAGGTCGGCGTAGAGGCGCGCAAGGCCCAGGAGACTGAGCAATGGGGCGCACCTATTGACGGGGCAGAGATTGCCCTGCGGCGTGCGGCCCAGCAGTACCGTGGGCGAGGCACGCGGTGAGCATTCTGCTGGCGGTGACGCTGACGTTCTGGATTGTCCTCCTCGTCGCCGTCATCATTGCGCACAAGAACGGGCGGCTATGAAGTGATCTGCCTCGGATGTGACCAGATACTTGATGGTTACGAGGAGAACTGGCCATTCTGCTCGGACTCCTGCTATGACATGTGGCTTGACTTGGAGGAGTCACGATGAAGCGCACGTTCGTCATCACCTTTAGCGGGGTAGTTCGCAAGATCTTTGACGAGCAGCCTATCGTGCAGATGGTCGACATGCTGCGTACGCTCGGCGGGGACACGACGTTCATCTACCTGGCTGACGATCCGGCCGATAAGATCGAGGAGTGGCTGGACCTTCACGGGCTGCCGCACGTTCTAGTTCTCGGCAAGGACAAGAATTGCGTACAGCAGATGCACCGGATTACGCACGAGTGGGGATACCACGTCGACTTCGTTATCGAGCCCGATCCCGCTCGCGTTGTCAGCCTGGTTAACGCGGGCTTCCCCGTGCTCGGTTACTTCCACCCGTACTACGCCAAGAATTCCTGGCGGCCGGATCACCAGTTCAGTATTACGCCTTGGGACGAGATCAAGGATAGTATCGCAAAGCAGCAGTCGATGCGTGCTAACGATCACCGGAGCGATGAAGAGTAATGTGGGACGAATGGTGGGCCACGCTAAAGGATCAGGTAATTGAGTGCCGCGATAAGGTCGACGGCATCAGTGACTCGCGGTGGTCAGCCTACGAACTCGTGCTTGAGATGATGGCGGAACTGGAGCAGGGATAATGCACCTGTACCTAGCGGGTACGGAGAATAACGAGTGGCGTAACTTCTTGCAGGAGCAGGGAGTAGAGTACGTCTCGATGTCATTCGTCGGCCTGTCGAAGCGCGTCAAGGGCACCGGCAAGTGGTCAGTCGCGAGTCACTTCGAGGGCCAGCATGTCCTGCTCGACGCGGGCGGCTACTCGTTCAACAAGACAGACTCCAAGGCCACCGAAGAAGAGGCCATGGACACCGCGACCGCCTACATGGCATTCGTCTCCGCGAACATCGACGCGGTTGACCTCGTGACCGAATTCGACGCGAACATACTCGGCCGCGACTGGCTGCTCGCGATGCGAGAGGATTTCTATGACGACCTCGGAGACAAGTTCTGTCCCGTTTGGCATGACGACACCGGAACCAGCGAGCTTGAGCGCCTGGCCTCTAAATATGGGCATGTCGGAATTCTGGCGGCAGGCATGGACGAACACCTTGTCCCCATCCTCAACAGCTTGGTGTCGCGTTACGGGGTGAAGTTCCACGGCCTCGGTATCACCGCGACCAAGGTGTCTCTCTGCCAGTCGGTGAAGTGGGACTCCATCGGCTCCAAGAGCTGGATCTCACCGTCCATCGACGGGGACACGATCATCTGGACAGGGAATGAGCTGAAGCGATACCCGGCTAGGCTCAAGGACCAGTCCAGGAAGCGCCACAAGGGCTATCTGGAGCGTCAGGGCTTTGACGCGGACAAGATACTAGGGGATGACCGCAAGGAGGTTCTACGGCTCTCTGTGTGGTCCTGGCAGCAATTCATGGGCTCGCTTGACCGCGCCCGCGTCTTTAATCCGTTCGGAGGCGGCTCCGGAGTTACTCCCCAAGGTAGCTTTGGCGATAGTGATTCCACGGAACCGACCCCCTCAGCGGTTGATCTCCCCCCCACCTCCCCGGAGAACGGCGGGTTGCTCCCCGTACCGGTCGAACATCGTGATCCGGTGCTCATTCCTATCATGGGAATTGAGGTCGTAACAACTAAGTCGGAGGACGAGAACGGCGAGGATTTCGAGGAGCGGCTAGTCACAACGCCCTCAAATGCATCTCTCTTGCAATGCAATACCTGCCACATTCGGGAGTTCTGTCCCAAGGCTAAGGCGAACGCCTCGTGCGCCTACGAGATCCCGATTCAGGTCACCAGCAAGAACCAGATGCGTCGGCTGCAGGATGCCCTGATCGAGATGCAATTCCAGCGTACCGCGCGGATGCTGATGTTCGAGCAGGCTCAGGGCGGCTATTCAGACCAGAACGCTTCGGCTGAGATTGACCGGCTGCAGAAGCTTATCAACGCCAAGCGCGACGGCGAGAAGTCCGGCTTCACGCTCACGGTGTCAGCAAGTGATGACAAGGGCGTGGGAGTCATGAGCCGCGTGTTCGGCCGCGACGCGGGAGACGCCGTGACGGCGCTGCCTGAGGCGGTCGACGCACAGGACTTCATCGACGCCGAGATCATCGAAGACACGGAAGAGAGTTAATCCCCAAAGGTGAAGATTCAGTATTCTGGTCCCCCGTCCGGACCGCCGCAGGTCTGCCCGCGTTGCAAGGGTGACGGCTACGACGACGAGTACGAGGCTGAGGTGTGCTTCACCTGCCTCGGTGAGGGTGAGGTGCCGATGCTCCCTGTCTGGGGTGACCGGCCAAGCCACCTGGACGACTCATGTGACGGAGACCACACAAGCTAGTCCCGTTCCGTCTTGCCCGAACGTCGCACCTCCGGCTAGACTGGGGTTGTAAGGCCAAGGGAGGGGCACCATGACCGACACACTTAGCACCACCACCGCAGCGCAGGACGAGCGCTGGACCTGGCACCTGAACGACGCCGAGCTTGCCGAG